CCACATAAGGGAAATCATGCCGTACATGACAAATGGAAAGAGGGATTATGCCAAAGAGTACAAACTCTACGCGGGTAAGCCCGCAGCCATCCACGCACGAAGTGAACGTACCACTCTTAGGCGAAAAGCTAATGCAGCAGGTATTACACACAAGGGAGATGGTAAAGACCTCGACCACATTAAGCCACTTTCAAAGGGTGGAGCAAATAAGTTGTCTAATACGCGAGTTGTATCCCAACATCAGAATCGTAGCTTTAGCCGAAATCATGATGGTACTCTCAAGAGAAATGATGGACACCGATAAGGAATAACAGTGGCTCTAACAGCAGATGTAATCGCCGGACTAGTCGGCTCAGTACTTGGTAATCGTTTTGATGGTCGTAGTGCCACACCAGAGTTCCACAAGGAATGCTGGGAGTTGTGTACTAGCCCCCACAAGTTCGTGGCTATCGCTGCCCCACGGGGTCATGCGAAGTCCACAGCAGTTACCCTAGGCTATGGTTTGTCTACCCTGCTGTTTCGTGAACGTAAGTTCATGCTTCTTGTTTCGGACACGGAGTCCCAAGCGTCCTTGTTCCTAGGTACGTTTAAACAAGAGCTACAAGATAACGATGAATTAATTGACCTCTTCCGCATCAAGCGTAACGAAGCAGGTCAGGTCAAGTTCCTGAAGGATTCAGAAACTGACATTATAGTTGAGTGTGAGGACGGGCACAAATTCCGAATCATTGCCAAGGGAGCAGAACAGAAGCTCCGTGGATTAATTTGGAACGGTTCCCGTCCTGACATCATTATGTGTGATGATATGGAGAATGATGAACTTGTGATGAACAAGGAACGTCGTGATAAGATGCGTCGCTGGTTCAAGGGTGCTTTGCTTCCTTGCCGTAGTGACAATGGCATCATCCGTATCGTAGGAACCATCCTGCATAATGACTCGTTGCTAGAATCGTTCATGCCGAATGACTCTGACAAACAAACAATACGTGTTGGGCTTAAGACCTTCACCACTCGCAAGAGTATGTGGAAGGCTGTTAAGTACCGAGCACACAACGAGGACTTCTCTGAACTACTCTGGTCTTCTAAGAAGAGCGCAGAAGAGTTTAAGATGATGTATAACGAAGCCGTCAGGGATGGTACAACTGACATTTACTCGCAAGAGTACCTGAATGTACCCCTTGATGAGTCTGTGACCTTCTTCAAGAAGGGTGATTTTCTTGCAACTACCGATGAAGATCGGAAGATGAAGATGCATCACTACATCACAGCCGACTTAGCCATTTCAGAATCAGAGAAAGCTGATTATTCAGTCTTCATTCTTGCTGGAGTGGATGAAAATAAGGTCATTCACATCAAAGATGTTATACGAGAGCGGCTAGATGGTCGTCAAATCGTTGACAATTTGCTGTTTATGAACCAAGTATATGATCCCGAAGCTGTCGGTATCGAAGATATGCAGGTTTCTAAGTCGATTGGCCCCTTCCTTCGGGAAGAGATGATAAAAAACAACAATTACCTAACTCTTGTGCCACTTAAGCACGGGGGTAAGGACAAAATTACACGTTCTCGTGCTATTCAGGCGCGTATGCGCGCTCATAGTGTTAAGTTTAACAAGGATGCCGATTGGTATCCTGTCTTTGAGAACGAATGTTTAACCTTTCCTCGTGGTAAGCATGATGACCAAGTAGATGCATTCGCTTATCTAGGTCTTATGCTTGATAAACTAATTGAGGCTCCTACACAAGAAGAAATAGAGGAAGATGAATATGATGCCGAACTCAGGAATGGCGAGTCAGCAAGTGCAGGGCAGTCAGCAGTTACCGGATACTAGCCAACTACCTAGCCAGCCACAAGCCCTTCCGGGGCAGATGGGTTCTCAACCTGAAGAGCAAGAGGTTTCCTCTACTCCTGTTGATCAACTCAGGGCTATGATTGAATCTGCTAACATTGCAGAGAAGGTGGAAGATGAGCAACTTCGTAAAATCGGAGCCGATGCTCTAGAAGGATACTTGCAGGATGTGGAATCTCGTAAAGCATGGGAAAATGCTATGGAAGAGTGGACTAAACTCGCTACGCAAGTACGTGAGGAGAAAACTTATCCTTGGCCAAAGGCTTCCAATGTTAAATACCCTCTACTCACTACTGCGGCTATGCAGTTTGCTGCTCGTGCTTATCCTAGTCTTCTCCCATCTGATGGAAAGATTGTAAAGTCGGTAGTCATTGGTAAAGACCCAGATGGAACCAAGTATCAGCAAGCTGATCGTGTCTCCATGTACATGTCCTACCAGTTGATGCATGAGGTTACAGGTTGGGAAGAGAGCATGGACAAGATGCTCATTATGCTGCCAGTGGTTGGTACCATCTTCAAAAAGACCTACTGGGATTCGATTACAAAGAAGGTTAAGTCCGACGTTATCCTGCCAAAGAACTTGGTGGTTAACTACTGGGCTAAGAGTTTGGCTGAAGCTGAACGAGTGTCTCAAGTAATTGAAATCTCCCCTCGTCTGTTGAAGGAGCGTCAGCTTGCTAAAGTCTTTCTTGACATTGACCTTGGTTCTGTACCTACTCCTGAACGGAAAGATGGCAAGCCCATCCCTCCAAACGATACAACTACTCCTTACACAATAATTGAACAGCATACTTATCTTGACCTCGACAAAGATGATTATCCTGAACCTTACATTGTAACCTTCCATTTGGAATCAGGTAAGGTGTTGCGCATTGCTGCTAGGTTTGACGATAAGACCGTCACTATGGACGATGCTGGTAAGAAGATCATTAAGATTGAACCAATTGAATACTTCACTAAATTTGGGTTTATTCCCAACCCCGATGGTAGCTTCTATGATTTGGGATTCGGTGTTCTGCTTGGACCTATTAACGAAGCCGTTAACTCTCTTATCAACCAACTTATCGACAGCGGCACACTTAACAACATGCAGTCTGGATTCCTTGGAAAAGGTCTTAAAGTCCGACTGGGTGAAACTAAGTTTATGCCCGGAGAATGGAAAGCAGTAAACTCTACTGGCTCTGATTTGAAACAGCAGATTGTTCCGTTGCCTAGCAAGGAACCTGCTACCGTCTTGTTCCAACTCATGGGTTCTATGATTTCTTCTGGTAAGGAACTGGCTTCCGTTGCTGAGATTTTTGTGGGTAAGATGCCGGGTCAGAATACACCTGCTACAACTACTATGGCTACCATTGAGCAGGGCATGAAAGTGTTTACTGCGGTGTACAAGCGGTTGTATCGTGCACTGGGTGAGGAGTTCCAAAAGCTGTTTGCTATTAACGCTGCTTACCTCAATCCTAACACTTACCAAGAAATCATCAACATCACAGTTGGTCCTGATGACTTCTCTCAAACACAATATAAGATTTGTCCCGGTGCTGATCCTACAGCCATCTCCCAAACGGAGAAGCTGATTAAGGCACAGGGGTTGCATGAGATGCTCTCTCTAGGTATCCTTGATCCTGTCAAAGTTGGTCTGCGTATGTTGGAAGCTCAAGAGCAACCAAACATCCAAGACTTGCTGCTACCACAAGTGGCACAGACTGGTCAGATGCCTCAACAGCCTAACCCCAAGGTTGAAGAGAGTAATGCTAAGATTCAAGCTATTCAACAAGCCTCTGCTATTAAACAGCAGGAGTTGGCTTTCAAACAGAATATGGATCAACGCGATCAGCAATTTAAACAAGCTATGGCTGCTGCCTCAGCAGACCATGAAGCACGTAGTAAGGGTATGCTGGCACAGCTTAATGCAGCTATTCAAACACACACAGCGAACATGCAGGTTGCGCAGGATAAACAGAAGTTTATGCAGAGCGTACAACAATCACAAGTGAATCATCAACAGAAGGTAGTACAGAAGCACGTAGATCACGCGCAGAAGGTACAACAAACTGAACAGATGGCTCACGTTCAACGGCAACAGGCTGCCAAACAAAAGCCACCTTCCAAAGGGAAATAAAGTAAATGAATCGTAGCGATTTTAAAGATTGGCAATCACAACCAATCACTAAAGCCTACTTTAATGCAATTAACACTCGTGTCGAATTGCTTAAGGAGGAACTAGCGTCCAGTGCAGCAGATGATCCCAAATGGGACGCTGTTAAACGAGGGGCTATTCAGGCTTTGCGTGATATTATGGAAGTTGATTGGTTTGAGGAAACACAAGTATGATTACACCACTACTGCACCGTATTATCGTTCTCCAGAACAAACTGGAAGAGACTAATAAGGACTATGTGAGGGCTGCACAAGCAGGACTGATCATTCCAGATCACCCTGATAAAACTCGTGCACAAGCTGGAGTTGATACCGGAACTGTTGTTGCCATTGGCCCAACTGCTTACCGAGACTTCAACACAGAAACCCCGATCAAGGTTGGAGACACTGTTGCATTTGCTCGCTTTAGCGGCAAGACAGTTGTTGACCCAACAGACGAAGTGGAATATGTCGCGTTGAATGACGAAGACATTGTAGTTAAACTAACTAAGGATTAAGATGGCTGATGAAATTGAAAACACCGATGGTGGCGAACAAACCGAACTCTCTCCTACGGAACTCAAGGCGGTAGAATCCGGCTGGGTTCCTAAGGAAGAATTTCAAGGTGATGAACATAAGTGGGTAGAGGCAGGAGAATTCTTGCGTCGTGGTGAACTCTTCAAGAAGATTGAAGATCAATCCAAACAACTCAAAGACGTTCGTTCTGCCTTGAATGAAATGAAAAAGCTCCACGGTCAAGTCCGTGAAGTAGAATATAAGCGCGCTCTAGATACTCTGAAAGCCCAAAAGAAGGCTGCTCTGGAGGACGGCGACGCCGACGCAGTTATTGCTGCAGATGATCGCATTGACATGGTTCGTGAAGAACAGAAGAAGCTGCAGCAACAAGCTCCTGACGTTGCTTCCGACAGCGGTGCAGAACATCCTGAATTCGTTGCATGGACGGAACAGAATAACTGGTACAAATCCTCTACTCCCATGAAAGCGTTTGCTGACGCTCTGGGACAAGAGTTAGCTAGAGCAGGGAACAGCCCCTCAGAGGTACTTAAGAAAGTAGCCATTGAGGTTCGCAAAGAATTCCCCAATAAATTCCGTAATCCTAATCAGGATAAAGCGGGTGCAGTAGAAGGTGGTTCTGGACGTGGAGTTTCTTCCTCGTCTAAATTTGTCCTCTCTGATGAAGAACGAACTGTTATGAACAAGTTTGTCCGTCAGAATGTGATGACTGAAAAAGAATACATCGAATCACTTAAGAAAGTACGAGGTTAACATGACCCAAAAAGAAGCAATTTCCAAGGCTCCAGTGAGTCGAGTTACGCGAGTGCCCGTGAGCCAGCGTAACATTCTAACGGTAAAGGGTAAAGACCCAGCATACGTATACCGAGTCGTGAACGATGTAGATGATCGTATCGCGCAGTTCCTTGAAGGCGGGTATGAACTCGTTGACAAGGCAACTCACGATGTGGGTGACAAACGTGTGTCGCAAGATACAAGTGTTGGTTCCAAGAAAGTGTTTTCTGTAGGTCAAGGCGTAAAAGGCCACTTGATGCGAATTCCAAAAGAATTGTATGAAGAAGATCAAGCAGCAAAACAAGGTTTTGTGAACAAACAAGAAGCCTCCATCAAAGAAAAAGCTCTTGATGGTACTTATGGTAAACTCGAAATTTCTCGAGATTAACCTATTCTGTTGCCATTAGGAATCCACAAATTTGACTATTTGGAGTATTACTAATGTCAAGTGTTTCCCGTCTTAACGGCTTCAAGCCCGTTAAAACTCTCACAGGTGCCTCGTATAACGGCCAAGCTGAGATTGCATTTATTCCCGCCTCCGACTCTACGGTAGTGATGGTTGGTGACGCTGTGAAGCTGTTGGGCGATGCCCGTGCAGCTACTGGCGCACCTACTGTTACCCGTGTGTCTGGTGCCACCGATATTGCTTATGGCATTGTTGTTGGTATTTTGTTCAGTGGTGTCGGTGACACTCAGAACGTTCCCCCGGTTACTGACCTCAACACCCCGATTTATCGTCGCGCATCCACTGACCGTTACGTCATGGTGTGTACCGATCCTAACGTGGTGTATGAGGCACAGTACCTCACCACTTCGGTTGCTGCTGCTACCATTACCGCAAACGTTGGTTTGAACGGTTCTTGGGATGTGACTGCAGGTTCTACCTCTACTGGTAGTTCTGGTATGTCCATCGCTGCTCTGTCTGCGACTACGGCTACTCTTCCTTTGAAGGTCGTTGGTTTCCCCAACCGTCCTGATAATATCCCCGGCGATACCTACTTCTCCTACTATGTCAAGCTGAACAACGTTCAATATGGCACTGGTACTGGTCAAGCTGGCGTTTAACTTTTAAAGGAATAAATTATGTCCGTAATCAATAGTGGCTCATTTGCCAAGGCCCTTTGGCCTGGCGTCAACGCATGGTATGGCCGTGCCTATGAGCAATACCCCGAAGAGTACATCAAGCTCTTCACAAAGCAGACTTCTACCAAGGCGTTTGAAGAAGACGTAGGTATCTCTTCGTTTGGTCTGGCAGTGCAAAAAGGCGAAGGCGCTCCTATCTCTTATGATAGCGAACGTCAAGGCTTCATCACTCGCTACCAACACGCAGTGTATGCCCTCGGCTTTATCATCACCCGCGAAATGATGGAAGATGATCAGTACGATGTGATCGGTAAGCGTAAGTCTGAAGGTCTTGCCTTCTCTATGCGTCAAACCAAGGAAGTACTGGGTGCCAACGTGTACAACCGTGCTTTCAATAGCTTGTACACTGGTGGTGATGGTGTGTCGCTGATTAATGCTGCTCACCCGAACATCAAGGGTGGTACATGGTCCAATCAGATTGCTACTGCATCTGACTTGTCCGAAGCTTCGCTGGAACAAGCCTGTATTGATATTGCTGGCTTCACCAATGATGCTGGTCTGTTGATCGCTGTGCGTCCTGAAAAGCTCGTCATCCCGCGTCAACTGATCTTTGAAGCAAAGCGTATTCTCGGCACTGAAGGCCGTGTTGGTACTGATAACAACGATCTGAATGCCATCAAAACGATGGGTTCCATTCCTTCCGTTGTAACCAACCACTTCCTAACAGACACCGATGCTTGGTTCATTGGTACTAACGTGCAGAATGGTATGAAGTACATGGAGCGTCGTGCAGACAGCTTCGACATGGATAATGACTGGGATACCGAGAACGCTAAGTTCAAGGCTACCGCTCGTTACTCGTTCGGCTGGACTGATCCTCGCGCCCTGTACGGTTCGGCTGGCGCCTAATTAACCTAGGAAGGGACTTTGGTCCCTTTCCTTATAAAGGAATAATATGGCAATCATCTTTCCCGATCCAATCGTCACTGCTACAAGTAATGACAAGGATGTTCACATCAAGGTTGTAAAACTCACATTTGCTGATTTTACTACTGGTGGTGCTAATTCTGTCAAAGCTGTTCTGCCTGCTGACTCTACTATTTTGAACATTGGTTATTATAAACCTGTTACGTTCTCTGGTGGTGGTGTTACTGCAGTTACACTTAGTGTTGGTATCGCTGGTACCCCTGCTAAATTCGTTTCAGCCTTTGACGTACTCACCCCTGCGGCTGGTACTAATGCTGAAGTCACTCCGTTGACCAACATCATGCAAGCTTATCAAATCCCTCTGGGTGCTGATATTCCGCTGCTGGTCACAGGTACAGCGACAACCGGTAATCCCACTGCTGGAGAATTTTATCTCCGCATTTGGTATGTCCGGTAAATTGACCCAATAGGGCAACCCAATAGGGTATTTAAAAGGGGGCTTTCTAACGATGGTCCCCTTTTTTTTCTAAGGAATTTTAAATGCGACTAAAGAAAGTTACGGTTACCGGAACAGGTACATCCAACTGGCTTCCTGTTGATACCAAACAAGCACCCTTCAACCTATCGGTAGGTTGTATTGTGGTTTCTGGCACTGCCACCTACAGCGTGGAATATACCTACGATAACGTGTTCGATTCTACCGTAACTCCAGTGGCATTTGCTCTCTCGACTATTACGGCAGCAACAACGTCTAAAGATGGTGCATTCACTAGCCCTGTTGTAGCTATTCGTCTTAACGTGACTGGTGGTACATCCCCAGTTGTTTCAATGTCTATGATCCAAGGACTGCGGTAATGCACTTCGATGAATTTCTAAAGGTTCTGGACCTACTGCAAAATCCAGATAAGTACGCTGCACAAATTGCAGAACTTACAGAACGAGAAGAAAGCATTAAGCTTTCCATTGAGCATTTGAATGCTCGTATTGATGCAGCTATCACTCAAGAACAAGCTGATGCTTTTCTAACTGAGTCTGCTGATGTTCTTGCTAAGGCTAAGGTAACTGCACAAGATACCATTGCTAAAGCACAAGCTTCGTTTGATAAACGTCTTGCTGATTTGCAAGTACGTGAAACTGCTGCAGATCAAGCTATGCAAACCTTCCAGAATTCTAAGATTCAATGGGCTGCTCGTAAAGCAGAACACATTGCTAAAGAGAATGAACTGCTGAATGGTCGTAAACAACTAGATGCTGATCTGGAAGACCTGCGATCTAAGCAAGCTGAAGTTGATGCTCGTTTGAACAAACTACGTCAGGCAATGGGCTAACATGGCTTTCTCACATCTTCCGGCCCATTTGGGTCAAAACTTAGCCCAACGGATAGATGACCAGACTTCTGTGATTTACATTGGGAGTGCTCCCATGAAGAGTTTACCTTCTGATCCAATCTGGGCCATCAAAGCCTTGAATGTCTCAGGAGGTCTAATCACCGTGCTATGGGCGAATGGCAACGATTTGAATATAAACATATGGGATAATAGAGCAAGCCTCTCTTACTCTTAAGGATAAATAATGGCAGCATATACTAAAGTCGCAGGTGCGATTGACTTCTTGGTTGAAGGCATTAACGCTGGTACAGACCAGTGGGCCTTTGCCCTTACTAACACTGTTCCGGGTGGTACCGCTTTTGTAAGTGGTACAACTGACTTGGCTACCTCTGGTGGTTACACCGCAGGTGGTACTAACGTCACTACGACTAGCTCTAGTGAATCGGCAGGAACTTATAAACTGGTGCTTCCTGTACCAGCAACATGGACAGCATCTGGTGGTGGTTTCACATTCCGCTATGTTATCCTTGTGGACAAAACAACTAACATTAACGTCGGTTACTGGGACAATGGGTCTTCCATTGTGATGAATGGTACTAACGGTGATACCTTTGTGTTCACACCAGATACCACCAACGGCGTCTTCTCGATTACTTAAACTATGCCAGCACTAACCCTTAGAAACGTTAAGGGCAGTGAGTTGACATTCACGGAAGTGGATAACAACTTTACTGCTTTGAATACTACTGTAGTTGTGGGAGTTACTGCTGCAGGTACTACCCAAGGAACAGCTACAGCATTAACCAGTACCATTTCCTCAGTAGACACGGTTGCTTCAGGAACTGGTGTTATACTTCCAGCAGCCTTGGCTGGATACACTATCACAGTGACAAACCACGGGGTTAATACCCTACTGTTGTATCCAGCTACTGGTGAGACGGTTGAGGGCTTGGCTGTTAACACAGCAATGCCAATGCTACCGGGAACATGTTATAGAGCTGCTTGTGCTACAGCAGGCGCATGGGTAGGAGTAGATGCTAACATTTGGCATGACGAGGTTAACTCCTTTGCTATGCCTGTTGCTACTGCTAATCCCACAGCGCCACCCAATGACTCCCTATTGTTTTACGCCAGAAAGATAAGTGGGCGAGTTATGCCTAAGTGGATGCCTCCTAGCGGGGTTGATACTTTCCTCCAGCCAGCCTTATTTGGTAATAACATTGTTATGTACATGCCTAATACTGGAACTACTGCTGGTTTGAATATTGGTACACCTTGGGCCGTGGGCACAACAGTATCCCATCCAACACCGTCTTCAACTGCTCCAACAACATTTAATAGCTTGAAACGAACAAGGTCTGCTAACGTAGTCACTACCACCAACCAAGTGTTGGGTGTTAGCTCTATTGTTACTGGTGCTGCTCAGTTCTGGCGCGGTAATGCTGCTGGGCAAGGTGGATTCTTCTTCTTCAGTCGGTTCTCCATTGATTTGTGGCCTGCTGCAACAGTTCGTTTGTTTGTTGGTCTTCACTCTGGAACCACTGCCGTAGTAGCCTCAGATACCTACCCAGCTATTAGTATGTGTGGGCTATCTCACATCACGACGGATGCTGCTACTGTACTTAAGTTTGTAACTAAAGACGGTACAACAGCAACAAGCGACACTATCACTTTGAATAGTGCTCTAGCCGCAAGTCAGGTATTTGATTTCTTTATGTTTATGAAGCCTAATGACTCAACTATTTACTATCGTTTAGATGATTTAGTGGTTGGTAACACACTGGTAGATACAAGCAAAACAACCAACCTTCCTGCTACGACGACCTTCATGGGGCCATCTGTAACAATGTCTAACGGGACAGCAAACATCACGGTAACAACCACAGCAATCGGTGTAAATCGTATTTACGTTGAGAGTGACCACTAAGGAAAGTTCATGGCCTATCGCAATAGTATTTCGACCCAAGGTGCCAGTAATACTACAGCCTCCTGCCTAGCTCCCTCGGGCACAGTTGCTGGTGATAGGTTAGTAGCTGTATTCACATA